GTTGTACGTGTTCCACAAATCAACGATCTGCAAGTTGATTGCCTGATCGTCAATGTTGGCACGCCAATAGGCGTAGGTGCTGCCGTTGATACCACCAACGGTCGCAGGACCGTGAGAGGCGTCACCGACAAGGGCGGCAAGACCAAGGAAGTCCTTACCACCGTTACCTGTACCGTCAGACGTGAAGAACATCGTGTTGAATTCAGACGCAGCGGTCCTTTCGGCCTGCTTCGTCTTCGCCTTCAACAGGTCGATAACTTGTTCCTTGCTGCTGTTTTGCGCTTCCTCGATACCCGAGATGGCAACAGACACGGCGGCCTGCTTCCACGAGTACTCTGCCGCCGTCATGCCTTCCTGGGGGGTCAGGTCCAGCGTGTCGTAGCGAGAATATGTGGTGAACGTAGTGTTCACATCATACATCAGAGGGACAACAAGGGTAGAACCGCTAACGGAATACTTCTTGCTCTTCTTCTGAAGATAGTCCAACAGGGCGTAACGCTTGAAAACGTTGTCCGCCATGTTTGGCACATACTTCTTCAACGTAGTGGCAACAAGGGAATCAAAGTTCGGGTTGGACATTTAATGTCACCTTTCGATTTATGAATCCCATCCAGCAAAAACCTCGTCAGCGATCTCTTCGAACGACATACCACGGTAGCGTGCGGGATCATCGCCTTCGGGGGCGGCAGGGGAATGTCCACTGCCCACCGTACCAGCCTGGTTTCGCTTCGCTGCCTCTGCGGCGGCGACAGCCTCGGCACGAACCTTAGCGTCACGTTCCGCAGATTCACGGGCAGTAGCCTTCTGACCCTTCCAAAGATGATATCCTTGTTCGATGGTCAGACCTACACCTTGCGAACCTAGTTCAGCGATCATTGGCAGGACTTCATCGGCGTTAAAGTCCGTGTAACGGGCTCTAGCGTCGGCAACTTCCTGTCGGATTGCGGCTTCCGTCTCCCTCAACGCCACAGCGTTAAGTCTTTGCTCAACCTCGTAGAACCTTTCGGCATACGGGTCAACCTCTGACGGGTCGTAATCCTCTTGACCTGGTGGAATCAGTCTATATTCCTCTGCCATCTGCCTCAACGTCCCTAGAGGGTCGTTGCGCAGATGTGTTTGCAAGTTATCAGCCCACTCCGCCTGTCTTTGACGTTCAGCAATGGCCTGAGTCTTCCGAGTGTAATCGGATTGACGCAGAAAACCGCTGCGCAAGTCCTTTAGAGGGACCTGCTCGCCGTTGACTTCGACGGTTTCATCCAACCTATCCTCCCACCACGCCTTTTCGGCGGGTGTTTCGGTTGTAGGTTCGGTGGTTGAAGTAACTTCGCTTACGACTGGCTCGGTTGGCGGGGTTTCCGCTCCTACAACAGGCGTTTCACCTTCGATTTCGGTTACCGCCTCAGCGGCAGCCGTATCGAAGGCGTCTGAATTTTCAACAAATGACACAAGAGTTCCTTTTTAGGATTGTTCTTCTATCTACTAGCATGCAAAACGTTCACGCTATGGTCCTGGCGGCGGTCCGCCAGGTGGTGGCGGGCCTCCCCCAGGTGGCATTTGCCCTGGTGGCGGTACAGGACCGCCCTCGGGAGGCGCCCCAGGTTGACCAGGCGGCATACCAGGCATCATCGGCTGCCCCGTCATCGGGTCAACAGGTGGCGGCGGTGGCACAGGAACCAAAAACTCTTGTGCGTTTTTGATACCAAAACCATATCGTAGGACATGTTCAGCCAACTTGCGGGCATCAATGATCGGCACAGGGATACCAGTCATCGGATCGGGCTGAGGGGCGAACAACGGTGACGACACAGCATCCATAAGTTGCAAAGCGGACTGGCGGCGGAACGTTTCGTTCTGCGGCTGGGTGCTGCCAGCCTCAATCTCGAAATCAAACTCGCCTTGAATCGCCTCTTTGTCAAACGACACCCATGTCACAGACCCGTCCTCGCCCACGATACGGGCAACCTGATCTTGTGTAAGGTACTGTTGACCCAACTGGCAGATACGGCGGGCCACAAACGCCAACGCAATCTCAATCTGAGCCAACTTGTCGGCTGCACGAGAGTTCGCAGAATCCTGAATGATCCCAGCCTCAGTCGCCGTACGCCTGATTTCAGGCATGGAACCCATCGCATAGTCAGACACGCCAGAAACACGGGTCATGTCATCCGAAATGACCTGTGTCATCTGATAGGTTTGCTGCGGGATATCCATGGTAGGCAACTGGATCAGTGCCTTCGTCACATCGTCAGGGGCAGATTCCTCTAGGAGAATCATTTCGCCGTCACGGCCAGTAGCCAGACGCTGAATGTTCTCTTCATCCATCGTGCCCTTGCGGGACGCATACTTGCGGACATGGTTCAACAGGTCCCGCAACTGTGCGGAACGGGTCATGTCCAACTCCAACTGTAGCGGTTCCATGCATTCGATTTCACCCATCGGATAAAATCGTTCAGGAATCTCATAGTTGCGCAACATGATGAACGGATGCCCAAACTGGTATGGGATTTCTTCAGGGTCCTTCAGAAAGTCATCTGACCCGTCCAACGTGAACGTGCAGATAGTTCCATCCACCAGATTATAATGTTCGTAGACAAAGACGTAGGATTCGTCTTTGTCAACCTGATCGTCGTAGAATCCGTCAGATTCTTTGATGCTGCCCTTCGACGCCAAAATGTCTTTGCGCTGCTTAGCAGACCAATCCTTGCGGTTCTTCACTTCATAGGCGGGGACAGCGATGCGCTGAGCAATCCAACGGGCGTCAAACAGACGGGTGGCGTCAGGATCGACAAACATGTCGAACGGGCTTACACGTTCAACATTCGGATGATCCTCCAACACCTGTTTCATCGTCGTCGGTAGCAGGTCCCGAATCTCTTCATCGGTCGGGAACAGAGCCTCGTCGCCAGGCGACATGGCGACCGCAGTATACTTTTCAGTCAACTTCTGCGTGTATTCCTGTTTAAGGTCGTCACCCGTGCGAGGCACTTCCTCCTCTTCAAACAGGTATGTCGTCTTCAACCAGCCGTGGCCGAGGATCAGATAATCTTTGACACCTTGACGGAACTCATCTTGGAAACCGTAATGCTTCCACCAATAGTTGATGACAGCCTCCACCGTTTCGGCGGGCTTGATCAACTCAGGGTGGGTTGCCTCAACTGTGATCTTCGGGCGGGCAATCGACACGGACGGATAGATCGTGTTGATTGTCGAAAACACAATACCAATCGAAATCTGGTGGTCATCATCGAACTCACCGATACGATCCTTGAAATGTTCGTTGGCGTACAAGTTGATGAAGTCACGCCAATCTTCCTCATACTTGTCTTTACGCCACTTTTGCGAAGCCTTGATCTGGCAACGGTAACGTTCCAACTTTTTTTGACGGTCGCCACCAGTATCGCCATAGTCGATTGTCTTCGCCTGTGGGTCGTCGTAAGCCATACGTTATCCTCTGTCCACGGGAACGGCGTCGTAGCCGTTTCTGGCGGCATCAGCCTTGATGATTTCTTGGGACTCACGGATCGTGGCGCCTGGATGCAAATTGTTGCGCAGATGACCCTTGTTGAAACACAAGGTTCTGATCCGATGCGAAAAGCACAGACCATCCCTATCCTCGGGCTTTACGCAGCCCTCAACGATACATGAAGCCATGATAACTACGTTATCTCCCTATCTACTAGACGAACGAACGTTCACGTTGACGGTCGCCAATCTTACGATTCGTGCGGCCCACACCGCCAAACCGTTTCTCAAACCAACCATAAGACCAGGGTGGCGGCGGCGCCGCACCCTTCGGCCTGTACTGTGGAAGATGGGCATGGTTCAACATTTCGACCGCAATAGCATACGCCATCACATGATCGTCAAACGGGCTTCCACCCATCTTGCCCTGCTCATTCCGCTTATACACCTTTGCTTCCGCCAACGTCGTAGCGTCAGGAATGTTGTGCTCATTCATAAACTGGTCAAACTCGCTGATCAGATACGCCTTCGTTTTCGGGGTTGTCAACCACCCCAACTCGTCAGTTTCTTTCTCACGTCTCGCAGTCGCCCGATGGTGACGAAAAATTGGGAAATATGAATCCTCGACCATAGAACGAATGAAAGCGTGACCGTGGTTGTTTCGTTCAGGTCCAACCAGGGCTGTGTTGTACCAACGTCCAAGCCCACAGACAATTTGAGCAAACTCCCAGGGAGCCACCCTACACGTGTAGATCGCAGCACATTCTCCCGTGTCAGCACGCAAGACAACCGCAACCGACCTGTCTCCATGCTCCAAACCTTCAGCAATGTCAACCCCAATCACGTACGACGCTTTAGGTTCAGGCGTCTCCCACACACGGAACGGGCCATCCTTCACAGCCCTAAACGTTTCCGCCTCAAAGTTGAACTCGCCCACCAGAGGATCAACCATCCGCATCAACTTCAACTTGTCCAAATCGAAGACAGCGTTACCAGACTTGACAAACGCCTCTTCCGCCGAATCAGGATGCTCCTGAGCCAACTGCCAAGGCAACAACTCTCTGGCC